TACTGGAAGTCGCTTCTTTGGTTTGATTTCTTCCACAACCTCTATCTCTTCTATAACTAGAGAAGGTACAGGTAAACACGCAGAAGAAGCAGAAGAAGAAGAAGAAGGAACAGACCAAGTCTTCGAATGTTGGGTACACAGATGGGGTTTGTAAGGAACACATTCACTCTTCGCAGCACGTTGACAAGCCGATCCATTCTTTTGGATCGCGGTACACTTGTACATGAGGGCGGGGCCACGGCGAATCTTGTTGGCCATCCAGGCGGCGGAAGCAGCGTCAAAGTCTATCTCTACAGAGGTCATCGTACCTGGTTCTCTGTTGTTGTGGTGTGCTTCAACTTTTTATATCGTGATCACTTTGATCCTGATACAAGAAGTTATTCTTTTTTTGTTATACAAACACTACTATGAAGACTAACACACCACCACCCAAACCGCAACCACTTGCGTGTTTAGTTGGACCCCACTTCTTACAGAAGTGACTAACAACAAAACACTTGAGTGTTTAGTTGGACTTGTCGCTATCGCTCCTAGCCACCCAAACAGCTTACGCTGTTTAGTTGGAATAGGCCAGACCGCCCATACCGCTCATGATGCGCAGCACGTTGTAGTTGGTCGCATAGATGTTGACGTTGGCAGAGTGCGCATCGCCGTCGACTGTGTTGCTATCAAGGTCCGTGACGAGCGTCTGGAAGGTCGCAGGGGTCAACGTGAGGTTGAGCACGGCGTTGTCAATACGGGAGAAGTTGCAAGAGCCGCTGGGCTGGAGGTCCTCGGGCTTGAGGGCGAAGGAGTAGACGTTGATACCCGTGGCAGGGGTGCTGGTGTGGTGCTGGTAAGGCTGGACGAAGTTGAAGTAGCTGCCCTCACGCTCCGTGAAACGGTCCTGGCCGTTGAGCTGGATCTTGGCCACGGCGGTGGGGTTGCCGAGCTTGGAATCGCTGTATCTCCAAGGTGCGTTGGTGGTGGAGTTGCAGTCCACATAGCTGGGGTTCTGGACCACCCAGATGATCTCCTTGCAAGGGTGGTTGAAGGAGAGCTGGATCTTGTTGGAGGTGGAGGTGACGGACTCCGTACCGGTGAACTGGAGCTGCTCGATCAGGTACTCGTGGGCGACCTGGGCGAAGCGGCGGCGCTCCTCCGTGTCGAGGTAGATGTAGTCGACGTAGAGAGAGCAGGCCACCAGGCCCTGCTGGGCGACGGAAGACAGGATCGCCTGAGAGCTCTTGACATCGCCGACAATGTTGCACAGGTACTGGAGGTTCTCGAACTCCACGTTGATCTTGACCTCGTGGTACTGGAGGGCGATCAGGGGAAGCGCGAGGCCAGTGTGACGGTTGAACCAGAACTCCAGAGGAATGCACAGGGTCTGCTCAGGGATGCAGCCAGTGACGGGGTCGATGTTGGAGTTCACGACCTTGGAAGCGAACACGCAGTCATCACCCTGGCTAGAGATCTGGGGGTTGTTGCACGCAAGAATGGCGGCATCCGCGGCATCGATCTCCGTGGCGCACGCATTGCAGCTGGTATCAGGTTGGAGCGCAACACCGCCATAGCCGTTGACCATGTTGAGGTAGGCCAGCTGCTTGCCGGTGGGGAGGGTGAGCTCATTCCAGATGTGGAGCCACTCACCATAGTGCTTGTCGATCTGCTGACCGCCGATCTCGACGTACACGTTGTTGATCATGTACTGGCCGAGGTAGGGCACCCAGGAGAAAGCGGCATCAGAGCCGCCGCCAACGATGCTCAGATCAATGGCAGGGAGGGTCACCTGGACGTAGACGCGGGTGATCAAGTCACCGTTACGAGAGATCGTGCACTGAACGCGCTTACCGAAGTTGCCCACACCGTTGAAGGTCTGCTCGATAGACTCCATCGCGAAGTTGGAGTGTCGGCGGTACAGCTGCTTAAAAAAGGTCACCTGGGGGTTGGCCGTCAGGTATACGTCTTGTGCGCCATAGGCTACGAGCTGCATCAAACCACCGGAAGTCATTGCTTATACTTTACGGATCTAAAAAAATTTGGCGGGATCGGAGGGATCCGGGAGGATCCGGGGGGTGTCGGGAGGGTCGGAGACCCGTCTTCATTATGTACTAACATAATTCTTTTCGGAAATATGTGAGTGCGAATAAGGTTTATATCATATGTTTGATGGAAAGTTGAAGAAAGGTGTTTAATTGGATTCCACTTCCACAGGAAGTGTTTAACAACTAATTGCTTGCGCAATTAGTTGGAATAAGCCAGTCCTCCCATACCCGCCATGATGCGCAACACGTTGTAGTTCATCGCATAGATGCGGACCTTCGCTGTATTACCGTTTCCAACGGTGTTGTTCGTCACCACGAGGTTAAGAGTGGCCGTATCGATGCGGCTGAAGTTACACGTGCCACTGGGCTGGTGCTCCTCCGGATTCAGAGCGAAGGAATACACGTTGACGCCCACCGCAGGAATGTTGGTGTGATGCTGGTACGGCTGTACCAGATTGAAGTAGCGGCCTTCGCGTTGACTGAACCGATCCTGACCGTTGAGCTTGATGTTTGCCACGGCCACGGGATTGCGTCCTGCGAGCCCCTCCACGGTCGAAATGGAATATCCCGATTCCAGAGCCGCGCGATCCCAGTAATCCGTGTAGTTGAACGGCTGCTGGCCCTTCCAGGGGTCCACCGAGGAATCGCAGGCGATGAAGGAATCGCGCTGAACCACCCAGATCACCTCTTTAACAGGATGATTGAAGGACATCTTGATCGTGTTCGACGCCGACGTGATCGATTCGTCGCCCGTGAACTGGAGCTGCTCAATGAGGTATTCGTGCGCGACCTGAGCAAAGCGCTTGCGCTCCTCCGTATCGAGGTAGATGTAATCGACGTAGAGAGAGGCGGCCACAATGCCCGTCGCGTTCACGGCATCCAGAATAAGAGGATTGTTGGTCCAGATGAGATTTTGAAGCTGATTGAGTTCGAGCGTCACGCGCACTTCGTGGTACTGAAGAGCGATCAGAGGCAGAGAGAGGCCGGCATGTCGGTTAAACCAGAACTGAAAGGGGATGAACAGCGTGTACTCTGGACAGCAGCTGCGCTGCTCGGCGGACGAATGGGGATCGCCACCCGCGCAATCACTGGTACAGCCTCCATCGGTGCCGACCGCCGTGATCAGATTCGTGAGTTCCGGCACATTGCCCACCATCTCCGCATATCCCGCCTGCTTTCCGGCCGGTCGCGTGAGCTCGTTCCAGATATGGAGCCAATCGCCATAGTGTTTGTCGATCTGCTGGCCACCGACTTCAATGTAGACGTTGTTGATGATGTTGTGACCGACCCAGTTGAGCCAGCGGAACTGATCACCTGAGCTGTCACTCACGGTGGGATTGTTCAGATCCACGGACGGCAGCGTAATCTGGAGATACATCCGGTGAATCAGATCCCCGTTGCGCGCGATCACGCACTGGACGCGCTTTCCGAAGTTGGCCACACCGTTAAACACCTGCTCGATCGATTCCATCGCGAAGTTCGAATGTCGCCGATACAGCTGTTTGAAAAAAGTTACCTGGGGATTCGCCGTCAAATAAACGTCTTGGGCTCCATAGGCCACGAGCTGCATAATGCCACCTTGGACCATTCTCTAACGTGTTACGGCTAAATTAGTTGTTCGTTCGGGCCGCAGCTTCTCCGGGTAACGTCATCGGGCTAAAGGCCTCTACAGTTGAACGATTCAGAATGTCATCGATTCGCGATGTGTTAGTGAGCGATCGCATTGAGGAGAAGAAAGGAAAAACGGCCGTGAAAGCGACCACTCTTGAGGCCTATCACCAGAACAAAATGAAGGAGTTCGTGATCGCCAAGCAGTCGGTGGAGGAGATTCAACAGGAGATGGATGAGATCGAACAGAAAATGAGCGGATTACCGGAATCTGCCGCGTTCGGCGATGAAATGCGACTTCTGAGTGAACTGGCGGAGGAGAAACGGGCTTATATTCAGACCATTCAGACAGATGAACAACGACTCAATTATTTCTTGGATGTGGGGGACATGCTTTTTCAATATTTTGACGCCCAGGATTCGTTGTCGAAGGGAACTGACATCGCCGTGAAAACCATGCGCATGCCCACCAACTCCGTGTTGAGCTATTTTACCGAAGCGGTGGACCCCTCGTCTCCGTTGACGCCGGCGTCGCTCGACTCCGCATCCAAAAAGAAGGCCAGTGAGATCAACTCCAATGATGGTCTCAACCGTGACAAGATGCTCGAAAAATATCTGGCGATCGTCGATCCGTCGGCGATCAAGAGCGGTATCTTGCCTGGGTCCGGAATCGAACCTGGCTGGGGATGCTGTCCGACCTGCGATATCGAGATGACCTTCCATCAGAATGAGGCGCTTCTCGGTTGTCCTAAATGCGGTCATGAGGAGTTCATCTTGATCGACTCGGAGAAACCGAGTTACAAGGATCCTCCCCGCGAAATCACGTACTTTGCGTACAAGAAGATCAATCATTTCAATGAATGGCTGGCGCAGTTCCAGGCGAAGGAGAATACGGACATTCCTCAGGACATCATTGAGGCGGTCATGAAGGAACTCAAGAAGGAGCGCATTTCGGATCCGAAGAAGGTGAAGAAGGAGAAGATTCGCGAAGTGCTCCAGAAACTGAAGTTCAGCAAGATGTATGATCACGTCCAACAGATCAAGAACCGCATTCAGCAGCAGATGACGATGCTCACGTTGTCAAAAGAGATGGAGGAAAAGTTACAGCATATGTTCAAGGAGATACAGCCGGCGTTCATCAAGTACTGTCCCGCCAATCGGTCGAATTTTTTGTCGTATCCGTATGTGTTGTACAAGCTGTGTCAGTTGCTCGACATGGATGAGTTTCTGCCGTGCTTTCAGCTTTTGAAGTCACGTGAAAAACTGTATCAACAGGATCAGGTTTGGGAGAAGATTTGTAAGGAGATGCGCTGGCAGTTCATAAGGTCGATTTAGCCAAGGGTGAACTGAGCAGAAGGTTTGCGTCGCGTCCTTCGTTGTTTTTGTTGTTTTTGTTGTTTTTGTTGCTTCCGTTTTCTGAGTGAACGTGTTCTCCTTCTGCCGCCCCCTTTGCGAAGTAGCATGCCATCCGTAATTTCCTTTAGCGGCCACATCTTTGTCATTACGTCACCTATAAATACATAATCCTTGTCTATAAGATATGGTGTCGTAGGTTTCCATGTACTTGATTTTGTTTCTTTGTATTCAGATCTGTCTCCAGCAGTACGTCTTAGATCAAATGCTTTGTAAATATATATTCCCGCAGAAATAAATTGTGAATTCAGTCCACAGGGTCCAATAGAAGTGGCTGCCCCTGCTGATATAGATGATGATGAGGATGACGAGGATGAGGATGAGTTACTAGGTGGTTCAGCCGTAAGTACAGGAAGTATATTTAGAATAATCTTGTAAGAGTTTCCACGAAATGTATAGCGCCCGTAATAAAGATCAAACTTTATTCCAGTGTCTTTTTCAGTGATCTGTGCCTTAAAAATATTGCATTGGTTTACATCAATACCTGGCATTCCAAATTGTATATCTCCAACATATTCAGAGGTTGCTGTACAAGTGAAAAAGGCTTTCATCATGTTTGATATAATTGTAACGATTCTTTGACTTGTGGATGACGTCATTGGAGTCTCAGAAATTATTGTTTCAAGATTCCTAGCATAATCATCTTTTACACTTGTTGAAAATGTTGTTGTGATCCCCA